GAGGAGTTAGATAAAAATATTATGCCCTTTGATGAGGCAACTTACTATTGCGTAGTTATTAGTAATTATCCTTGTGAATTAGCCTTTAGCTTCTCAGCGTGGCTCAATGCATTAGGATGTATTTTTCTTCCTGTGTTAGTTTCGGCAACGTTATTTTGTTGCTGAGTATTTGGTTGTGTAAAGAACCCTTGAGTTTGTTGTCCTCCTCCGTTATTCTTAGCAATCAATCCAAGCTCATTTGCTTTTAATTCAATTGCTTCGTCAAGTGAAAGGAAAGATCCTGCTTTGTTAGGGTTTTGAATTCTCTTACCTTCTTTATCCTTTACAATTGCATTTTCTTTATCATCAAACTCAACCATGAAAGAACCGAGAGACGCTTCAAATCCTAGCTTCTCAGCTGGACTCATATCTTTTTTAAGTTTACTAGCAACCTTGCCTTTTGCGCTTTCGAAAAGGTTAGTTGTTTTGTAGCTTGTTAACTTACCCTCCCAATCACCTTTATCTTTTTCATAAGTAGATTGTAAAGACTCTTGTGCTGTTTTATAATCGTCTCTTTCTTTGGAAAGCTTCTCAATCTTTTTCTGAAAGTCTTTAATTACTTCCTCGTTAGAGTTTCCTTGCTTACCTTCTAATTCTTCAACTTGCCCTTTGTATTTATTGATTGCCATTTCTGCAACCTCTTCCCATTTCTTACCGTCAATATCTTTGTTCTCAAAGCCGCCTAGTCTCTTGAATAAAGTTGTTGCGCTTCCTGAAAACTTGCCAGTGAACTCAGATAGTTTTTTATTTGCATCCTCTAAATCAGATTTAGGCGCAAACTTTGAAGTAAACTTTTCTTTAAACTCATCGATACTTTTGACATCTTCTATGTCAACATATCCTAATAAATCTTTTAGCTCCATTGGTTATTTAATTTTGTATAGTTTTATGCTCTTCTATTTCTTTAAGGATGTTCTCCAGTTTCTTATTACCTGCTTTCTTTCCGATCAATTGTAAATATTCGTCTCTGGCTTTCTCCTCTTCTGATTTGTCTGGTAATACATCTCCAATCCATTCCATTGTTTCAGGAGGCGCAACATTATCCTTAATTTCCATTTCTGGCTTAGGGACAACAATCACCTTTAACTCTTTATTCTCTTCCTTTGGATGATCCTGCTTAATAAATCCGTATGATTTTATAAGCTTTGAATTGTTACCGATGTGAGGTTCTACAAACTTCACCAATCCGGTTTTCGTGTTAATGATTCTTACTTTATTATGCTCCATAACTATACTTGTATACGTAAAAATATACATTACATTCTTGTAAATAAAACCTTTACTTTGTTTGTTAAGTTTACTGGGTATTGGTATATTTGTTAAACCAAACGATATGATTATGACAGAGTTAATTAATCAAAACCCGGATCAGGAATATTATAAAACCTATGTTGTAAAGGGTAAGCATGATAGCCGATTGAATGATGTTGCATGGTGGGAAAGAAGAGAGAAAAAGGATGTTGTTCAGGAGGCTATGGATATGTATTTGGAATTTAAAAAGGATGTGCCATGCAAAAAATAAAGAAGTTTTCTCATGGAGAAAGGCAGCAAAAATTTTGTAATAAATGCGATTGCTTAACAGAACATAAGCATAGACTAGATCCAAAAACAGGATGGTCTAAAGGATGGCAGTGTTTGCCATGTGCTATTAAAAGTTTAAACCCGCATGTAAAAACTATGGATGAGTGGGCTGAGAAATTTAAAACATAAATATATGGACATAACATTTTCTATTGAATACGATAAAAACAAGCTAACAGAGCGCTTAGTAAAACATCTACCAAAGCATATCATGGCATATGATTGCCCAGCGTTGCCTAGAAATGGGGAATGTGTTTCTATTGTAAACCTAATTCATAAACACTTCATAAATACAGGTGAACCGTATGATAGATTTTTTGATGATATAACACATCATATAGATGACCCTTATATTGTGAAAGGAATAGTCCACGATTATTATGGAAAATATTACGTAAAAGTATTTCTAACCTATAAATAATATGAAAACATTAACTGTAAATCTTAGTAATAAATGATGCTGACTTTTGTAAAGTATAATTTTACAATTGTTAATATCGTTTTAATTACTAAAATTTACACTAATGAAAGTTCATATAGGAAAACTAATACTTGAAAAACTCAAAGAAAAGAGGATTTCAAAAAGCGAATTTGCCCGTAGAATCAATAAATCAAGGCAAAACGTGCAGGATATATTTAAGCGTGAGAGCGTAGACGTTCACTTGCTTTATGAGATTGGAGAGGTTCTTGACTTTGATTTCTTTTCTTTGCTATCTAAGAAGGATGCAAAAATAACCGATCTTAACAATAAACTGAAACAAGCTCAACGGGAAATAGCCTATTTAAAAAGGATCAATGACCTATTAACTAAAAAGAAATAATTAGTATATTTGGTTATGGGTTTAAAGGAAAAGGGAACGATAATAGAACTGGAGCACAAGGTAGCCCGTGAGATGGAGCTAATCCAGAAACTTACTCCTCAAGCCATGATTGATATTAAGATTAATATAATGTGTGATTCTCTTTATTATACCGATGAGAAGCACCGGGAAATGATAGATGAATTAAGGGCAGTTATAAGAAAATATATCTAGTATGAAAACAAAGGAAGAGCAAATTCAGGAGAAAGTTAACCACTTACAAGGGATAGAGATCCGCTCTAATGTTATTCAAAAACGCCTATTAATATTAGCTGAAATTGCAAAGTGTAATTCTGATACAATGAGGTTTATTAGAATAGGTATACTAATGCATGCGCTTATGGCTTCATTGCGCCAACTGCAAATTAATGCCCATATAGTTAGATCTATGCCAATTTATACAAAAGAACTTCCTTTGGGAGGCGTTACTCATAGAGGAGTTAATTGGACAAAGGATAGATTGGCTCCTTATGCACCTATATGGAAATGGGATAATAAAGATTAAGCCTTAACATACCCTTTACTCTTCGCCCTATCAATAACATCTTTAGGAACTGATTTTTTACTTACGGGTAGTATCTGGTGTTTACAATTGTACCCTCCAGCGTAATAAAAGATTGTTGCTTTATCGGTGTTTTGGTTCATCCCTTGCCAAGGGAAACCGCAAGCCCCTACATTCTTTCCCTCTCCCCAGCCTTCGATCTCTTTTTTATGAAAGTACTTACCCCTTCTTTCCTCACAAAAACACCTTGTTGTTTCAATCTCTCCTCCTGAGTACCTATAAAATTCAAGGCCTAAATCCTGTGAAATAACGTTCGTGTAAGAACGATCGGACACCGCAAAGGAATCATAAGCCACCCTTTTTACGTGTGCTAATAAAGCCCCGTCGACCTCCTCATCCCCTTCGATTATATACCTTAAATTATTAAGTGTATCAGTAAAAGAAACATTGTTTGTAATACTGGATTCTAAAGTTTGTTGAATAGGTTGTATTAGTTTCTGAGTGAAGGCATCCTCATTAAGTAGTGAAATAGTATTTTTCTGAGAGGATTTTAAAACAGATTCATACATCGGTTTTAATTCCAAGTCTTTATCTAATATAGCTTGAAAGTACTCATTGTTTAAACCTGCTTGTTTTTTAAACTCCCCCACAAATTTAGTAAGATCCTTTTCGTATTGCTCAGTAAAAACAATGTTCTTAATCCTTTGCTCTATATTCTGAATTAAAACCATATTCTTTTCAGAAGGAATAAGATTGCCGTCAACCATCTCAAGTTGAGAAACCAGGTCTTCAATATCCTTCATGATGACAGGCTCAAGCTTAGAAACGGAATTACTAAACGCCTTTGGGACGCTGTCCATTCGCTCGTTTTTATCGTCCAATATATCGTCTATAGGCATTAGATATTAGCTAGAATATTATCAGGGTTTAACTTCTTTGGGTTAATCTCAGCGTCTTTAGCTTTGGCCTTTTCAACCAATATTAATTTCTGCTCATCGATAGCCTTTTCAAAGAACACTGGATCTGTATTTACAGCCTCAGCGATAAATGAATACATTGAGGTATGTAAAATATCCTCATAGTTAGCTACTGCCCCGCTAAGTTTCTTTTGTGCAATCTCCTGAGTAGACAAACAAATTAATCTATCGGCATAGAAAGAAAGGTCAACCGCTTTCATAGTTTCCTCCTGAGTGTTAAACCTAGTTATCAGGTACTCCTCAAGAATCTTTCTTATAGCTATTTCAGGCATTCCCTTAGTCTTAGCATTGGAAAGCTCCTCAGTTAATTCAGCCTCATTTCTGATAGCGAAGTTTTTAGGATAAGATATTACAGGAAGCTTAACCCCTTTGCCGTATCTCATTTCTAAAATAACCTTATGCGAGAAATCAAACAATTCAAAGTTTTGATTACTTATAGACAATACAAAACTAAATGAATCCTCTCTATCTATTTGTTTCCCTAAAGCTGTCTCAGAGCCTTTAACGTCTGAATTAGAGAACAAATTAAGGATGCTTAATGCCTCTGATTTATTGCTCTCAATTTCCTTTCTCAGGAATTCCATAATTAGTGGATCTGGAGAAACCCAACCAAAAGGGGGAATAGTCATTGTTGAATCTGTCCCGGTTCCCCTTTGGTTTGGTGCTTGTACTTGATAAACACCTAATGGACTTGACGGCTTAGACTTCCCTGAACCGTGACATTGAGGGCATTCCTTTTGTTCACCATCATACATCACACTCCCATTAATACAATGTGATCCGTTAACATCGTAATCACACTCATCAACGTACTCCCATTTATGAGGGAACGCATGACCAGCTTTAATAGCTCTTAAATAAGAAGAGTCTAAAAGAATATCATCCATAGGCTCAACCGCTGCCATGAAATGAGATTGATAAAGTAACTCTCTCTCTTTATAGATCGGCTTGCCTTTTAACTTTTTGAATGGCACATATCCAAGATTATGATTCCAATAGGGGAATATATCAAACTTGTAATCTAACTTTCTTCCTGTCTGGACTATTCTCCAAATGTTCTCATTATCGTAAAACTCAAATATCAATCCTACCTGCTGCTTGCTGCCTCCAAATTCTACAACTGATTTCTCATGGGTTTGCACCATTGCATACTCACCATCTAAGAAAGCAACAACCTGAGAAGCATTATAAATACATGCTACTGGTTTTATTCTTTGCGCCTCATCGATTACAAGCTCGTTAGCTTCATTAACTTTAGCTGGGATATAATAAGGCTTATGAGTCAACAGAGCGTTAGCATCCTTTTCTTTAGTAGGTGTAACGATGTTTTTATAATACGCTTCTACTGATCCGAAAACTGGGTAATCGTTTTGGATATACTTTTCCGGGCTTTCCTCCTCAGAGATACTTACACTTTCCTCCTCAGGCCATGTTATACTCCAGTTCTGATCGTTCCAAATACGGTTTATAAAACCCATGAACCTTTCCCATATAGGAAAGGAAGTAGTTTTATAAGTGGCCTCTAAATACTCAAACTCCTCTTGTGTCTGATTGGGCGCACGTTTAGTAAAAAGCTTATAGGGGAATTTTCCTATTTCTGAGTGTATAGAAATACGCTCTGCATATTCAACAGAGTCTTTATAAACTTCTGTGAACTCAGGAATAGATCCCTTTTTATTTTCCGCTTTTTTTAGAACCGCAATTTTTGATTCTAATATTTCCCGTATTTGGATTTCGTTTAGCATCGCTGTTTATTTAGGACGAGGTCTTGGTTTTTTGGGGCCGCAGCTCCCACATGCTTTCTTTTCCATGATCGTTTATTTTGGGATACATAATAAATCCAATTGTTCTTCATAAAGAGTCTGCCCGTTATATATATTCCTATACCCGTAACCAAGCTCAGACAGGAAAATATATACATCATTGTTACTAGTTCCATTTCTTAATAAAGCGTGATTGTTAATTTCTATTACCATTATCGGCTTAAACTTTTTTATCGTTTCAATAGCCCCTTTTAAAATATTGTGTTCAAATCCCTCGGCATCTATCTTGATAAAGTTTAGTTTATTAAGTTTCAATGAGTCAATAGTAACACACTTAATACCCTTCTTTGCTTTCTCTGCATAGGTCATACCTGCATTTGTGGCAACGTCTGTAAGTTTAATATTCCCCTTAGTATCACTTACCCCCTCGTTTCTTAGTTCTACATTATCGAAATCAAACATATTGTGTTCTAAACATTCGAAAGCAGTAGGGTTGGGCTCGAAAGCTATAACCTTTCCGAACCCTCCTACCTTCTTTGCATAAGCAAATGTCTGATCTCCAATGAAAGCTCCAATATCAATTACAGTATCTCCCTCTTTAACATATGATAACATTATAGGAAGAGAATTAGGATCATGATCCAAGCGTCCTTCACTTTCAACCCATTTCGAAATACACTCGTCTCCCTCTATTATTGCGATATTTTCTTTAGTTATTTTCATTTACAAATCTCCTCAATATGTTTTCTAATCTCAGGAGTTACCCCACCCCAGCTCCAATGCTGGATTAAGAAATTAGGCTCAATCCCAAATTCTGTATCGTGTATATGATAATCATCTTTACAAAATGATTCTGCATACGCTCCTAATACATTGAATTCGCTATATGTCCTGTATTTTCGTGCTATTACATGATTCTCTAAAGTCCTATCGTGAATAAGCTCTAAGTAATCTCTTAGGTCTTTTATGGTTTCCGATTTATAGATAATAGGCATTCTCCTCATATACTCCCACTCGATCCCCTTAATGTTTAACGATTTCTCAGTTACATCTTTCCAGCAAATAGCCTCCCCAACTTTAGAGTAATGTGTTTTATAAAGTATAGGCTTACCTTTGAAGAACATCCTTTTAGTTAAATCTACGGGCTCAGTAAACACACAATCAGAATCCACATATACCACGTACTCAGAACCGCAATAAGTATCTGCCATTAATTTACTTACTTGCTGACCTAAATAATCATCCTCATAAACCGGACACGTAACAACATACTCTAGGTTAAAATCCTTTAGTAGGCGTACCTGATTCTCAGGTATACAAACAACGATTCTATTATACCCCGTAACATACTTATGAATTGATTTAAGGCAGTATTTCAACCACTCCAAATCGTTCTTATAAGTCCTTATAAAAATCGATATATTCATATTGGATAAATATAAATTATTCCCCTATTAGCACCGTTTGCCTCTTCATTGTAATGATAACCGAACCCATCTTTGTAAATTTCAAATAGTTGATCCTCTATCTCTTCAAACTTTAATTCGTAATCGTAAGCATCAAAACCAAAATCCTTTCCAGGAACTTTAAAATCATGTATTACAATACATACATTTCTATGGTTGTGATCTCTTATTATTTCCAGCTCATTCTTTAAAGGGCATCCACCAACATTACATCCGTGAGCATCTAAATAATAAAGAACATTATCAGTATTAAACTCTGTTAATAACTCCTCTGATTTCCCATCCACAAAAGTTACATTATCAGAATCAACGTTGCTTTTTGCAATTTCCAAGTATTCACTATCTGCCTCGATTGTAATAACCCTTTCAAATATTTCAGCAAGTGCCTTTGTGGTTGCACCGTACTGAGTCCCGGTTTCAATACAGTTTTTTATCTTAAACTTATCTCTAAGTTTTTCAATCTCTGCCCTTATAAATGTATCTCCCTCAAAAGGTAATTGCCCGTTCATTATACTAAATGCTGTTTAATGTGTCTGTAAACCATTCCTGTTACCTGTCCCACGTTCTGAAACTTTAGCATTCCAATCTCTGCCCTGAATATTGTTGCCGTTCTAATCCAATTATCCTTTGAGTATTGAGCATTATGTTTTTTGTGAAATATATAAGGCTCCTTAGAACGAATAATCTTAACCCCGTTAACCGATGCTGTATAAGGGAGCCAGTAATCCCAATGACACTGCCCCAAACAAAGTAAAGTCTGAGGGAAAGAATCTAAATGCTTTTCATTAATAAAGAACCCGTCAAATCCCTCCTCATAAATCTTTGCCTTAGTTATATCCTCTTCATAATCCAATCGATTCATTATTATTACACCCTCCTCAGAAAGATCTTTTAGTCTTTGGGTATAATTACCAACATCACTAATAATAATATCAGAGTTAATAATTAATGAGTGTTTACTCTTAATCTCTTTTAGATAGTCAATAATTGCACTTACAATCACGTATGGCTTACCGAATATCTTTTTGTTATGTCTTTGAGTGCTTACAAACTTAACGCCTGTAAAGCCCTGTAATGATTCTATTTCCTCTGGAGCATTAAGAGAAACAACTTCATACCCTGCATTTTTCCAACTCTCTATTGCTATGAGTTGGTTTTCAAAGTTCTTATGCCCCGGAGCTATGCTAGTAATAGCTATCATTTAATATTTATGAATTTATTTTTATATAATTGATCCACTTTAAACCAGTGATTAATCCCTATTGGATTTAGAATACTGCTCATTATTCTATCGTATAATTTCAATGCGTACGGCTTTACATTAGTGCCTCCATACATTGACAGTACATAGAAATCATTTAATATTTCCGTTACCGATGCCACTCTCTCAGGAAAGAATACAGGCCTTAATTCTAATAGCGTGATTCCTAGTTGTGCCATAGTAACCGAGTAATAAAGCTCGTCTGGATGCTGTTTACTCTTGCCCCACATCTCTTTATAATCTTTCGGCTCTAGTTTATTACTATAATTCGCTTTTAAACATCTAAAGAAATCTTTAGCTCCCTTAGTGAAATAAATAATTGACGTTTGACACGTAGTAAATAAATTACCTTCTGGTATCTGAAAATGATTATATAATAATTCATTCTTTGCCCACATATAATTTATACCATCGTCTCCCTTTTTACCTGTTCCCATTGGTTGAGTCCAGAATTCAAAGTCCTCTAGTTTCTTAAATAGATCGTCCGGGCTTCTTAACATCACCCCGTCTACATCTAAATACAAAGTCTTATCGAAAGGGCTTCTTTCGAATAGCTTTATCTTAGCAATACAATTATCAATCTTACCCTGATCGTTCTTTTCAAAGTCTATTATCTCATAAGATGAGAAACACGACATATCAATTCCTGAAACACTTTCAGAGTCACAAATTAAATGGATAGGCAACTCACTATAATGACGTATTGAATGCGCCATATTAAACGCAAACTTCCCATAAGTCCGGGAATTAAAACACATCAACAGAATTCCTTTCTTCATATATAAAAAAGGAAGACTCCCTTTCGAGAATCTTCCCCGGATAAACTATACAAATATACCCTCTGGAGCTTCGTGTAGTACCGGAAATGAATCCGCTACTGACTGCGACCATTTGGCAGTTACTAAATAGTTTTGTTTTTCTTTATTGGATTTCGGAATAACCAAACGAGAATTAAAGTTTACACCTGTTTCTACTACCCTTAACATCTCCTCTTCGCACATATAAAATATAAGTCCTGCGAATTGAGAGAGATTTAGTTTTCTATAAAACTCATCGTTAACAGCGTTGACGTTAAAGTCAGTTGTTTCGAGAGTATAGTCAAACCCGTCAACAATAGTTTCAGCACCACACGCCAAAGGGTTTTCGCCTTCAACTGGTGAAGGTTCAGGTAATTCAGCTTTAATGTTTTTGATTATTTTTAAAGTTCCTGCATCGATCGCAGCTTGTAACTGTGTGCCATTAGCGAAATCTGTAATGTCATGACCAGTTTTAAGAATACCTAGTGCGCCAATGCCTCCTTTTTGATAGTAACAATCATTCTTTTCGTGATCGTCAAGATCTTCGAAACTACATATCTGAGACATGATTAAGTTGCGTTAATTTACGCTCTCACTTCTATACTGCCCGTGTTAGCATAAGGCAACTTAATTCACTACGCACTCAAATATAAGAAATTGTACGATAAAATCATACAATAGGTATAATTTAATTTTACTAAATTACTTTGTTTATAATGTAACAATCGTTACATTTGAACGTTATATGACAGGAGAGCAATTAAAAGCGCTTAGATTAAAGGCAAAGTTGACTCAAGAAAAGTTGGCTTTAGACCTGGATATTAAAAGAGAAATGATTGCACGATGGGAAACCACTGGCAGCATAAGTAAAGTATATCAAAAAATATTATCAGATTATTTTAACAAACTGGAGCTATGAAAACATTATTATTTATTATCCTTTTTATCCCTACGATTGCATTTTCTCAAGAGAAGAAAGTTACTTTCGGGATTCAATTAGGTTATTCGAGTTCATGGAGTTCTGAAAAGAGTGAAATCGCTGGGCCTACAAATAAGCAAATGTCAGATGCCTCATCTATCCTTTTAGGTGGCATAGTTAATTACAAACTTTCTGAGTCTTTTAGCATTCAGACAGAATTGAACTATGTAAAGAAAGGCTTTAGAAGAGATTTGAGTTATGACGATATAACAACTAAATTTAAGCGTATTCAAGAGTATTCTTTTAATAGATTAGAGGTTCCTGTTCTTGTAAAATTAAGTTTTACAAAATCCAAGATGTTATACTTTATGACAGGGGTTTCGCCGAGCTTTAACTTGGCATCTAAATACAATGCTGATATTAATGAAACAAAGCCAATACCATCTCAAAGTAATATTAGCTTAGATAAAATACCTAATTTGAATTCTTTTGATACTCCAATTGTATTCTCCCTTGGTTTTGAGAGGCCTGTTGGTAGCTCATTCTTAGGATTACAATTAAGATACAACCAATCCTTAATGAATTACTTTGATAACATTACCTCAAAGGTTTCATCCTTTAATATAATAGCTGGAATTAGATTCTAACAATTATTATTTCGTAAGAACTGATCTTTAACAACTGTTACCTCAACAGGGGAAAGCTGTGACGACTTCCTCCATTTAGGAGTGTACTCAGTTTCTTCATTAGTGTATTTCGCCCCGTCGATATAGAAATCATCATGCTCAACGCCTATAGCTAGAGCATCATGGATATATTCAGGGACTTCACCAACTGTTAATAGTTCTTCCTTAGATGTTTCGCTCCTTAGTATCGTTCTGTTCCCTGCATTGTCTTTGAATACATTCTTTTCTTTAGAGTAAGACGGTTGCCATAGTTTGGCCTTTACCCTTAATTGAGGAGTAAAGTTTAAGTCCTCATAATTAAATCCAAAAGCATTATCGTCATTAGTCCAGCTTAAAAGAAGCGTACATCCATGAGTTAATTTAAGCTCTATACAGTCAGAAACATAGTCTATCCCATGAGAGAAATAAATCTGATAACAGCCTTCTTCTATTTCTGACCAATCAATTTGATATTGGATATTATTATTTGAGGCGGTTACCCCTGTATTGTCTACCTGTTGGTAAACTACATTTCCTGCTAAATCTTTAATGGTTATCAGTGGGATTAATCTATAACTAACAGCATCAATACAACCGTCAAAGGTAGCACCCATAAAGAGATCACCTATAAAGTTTATATTACTCGCGGTTGCTATTCCTACGGCTGTGTATTGCCCGTCTTCTGTGTATTCTGGTTTACTATCCAAACTATCAACAACAAGTTTCCCCTGAGTCATATTTGATATTGTAAACTCAATAGAAAATAAACTTCCTACTGTTAATCCAGTTTGGGAAATAACAAACCCTGGTACGCTTGTATTATAGCAAGCTGCCCCGTCAGATTGAATCCATTCGTTCGCCATTTTATTCTACGTATCCAATTGTTACATAACCTCTATTATATGACGTTGAGTCGTACGTTGCAGCATCGAAAATACCACCTGTAACACGTCCTAAGTAAACACTTGTTGAGGTTATTGTATTAACCCCGCCTCCTGCTATTCCTGTCGGGCTTCCTACGTTGATATTGTTATAGGAAACATCTGAGTCATCTCTAATTATAGCCTCAACGGTTCTTATTTTTTTATAATCCGCTATTCCGTGAGTTACAATTTTGAACTGATCTGCGTCCATATCCCAATCACCAATATTAACAACTGCATATTTCATAAATCTGTTATTATTCAATTCATCAATAACAGCGTCGAGCTTTGCTTCTACTTGTAGGAAGTTATCTGTTGGATCTAAATTACTTAATGCCATATATTTTAAATTTAAGGTTGTAAATCGTCTAAAGTACAATTGTATAATTCGCCTAGAGTTATCCCATCATCAATTAAGTCTTGAATAGTTGCGCCTGAATATAAACCGCAAGTAATATTTGTGAAAACGGTTATGCTTATTGATCCCTCGTTTCCTTCTGAGTCTTTAACTGTGATAATGTAAGTACCAGCGCATAAACCTGTGAAAGTAGCACTACCTCCAAAAGATCCCCCATCAATAGAATAAGTATATCCAGGTACACCTCCAGAAGCAAGTACTTCAATCTCTCCATCACAATCTCCCTCAGTGCTTTCATTAGTAACATCAACAATACTCACCTCAATAGCTTCGAATATATCCCATCCATCAAGATTACTTTCAAAGTTTCCATTCGTCGCCAAATCGGTTGAGTTAATCTGAAACTGAGTAGGGTCATTTTGATCTATTAACTGGCAAAAGTTTTGCCCTAGGCAGTCGCAGGAAGTATCAACTTGATTTACATCCTGGAATCGTATAGGTTGATTATTTATAGGTGTTACGCTCATACGTATGCTTTTAATAATTTAAATTGGCTTTTGTCTCCAGGCTTATATTTAAACTCTAGGATAAATCCTTTTACATGATCCTCATCTGATTCACTCACGTTAAACACACCTTTAGGATTAGCCTCAATAGCTTTAAATTGACTAAATGTAACGGGATACTCAAATTCTAATATCTCAGGAACCCAGATAGGAGTTGAATCGGTATTGTTCGCGTCATCCCATTGAATATTCTGTCCCTCGGAAAGTTCTTCATTGTCCCAATTTCCCGGACATGAATCATTATCAAATTCAGAGGTCATTTTATAATTTCCCTCTCCAGACATAAACTTAATCTCTCTCCCTATATTCTTTATTAATCCAGCATCTAACACGGGACTCCATCTTAATAAATTCCTCGCTGGGCTTATCCTTAAATTATATGAAGTCTCAGGACTGATTACATTTTGAACATCTACATAGTTCTCATCCTTTTCAGCCGATAATAAATCCTCAGTAGTACATACAATAAAGTTTTCCTCGTCGAATTCTGAGTCCTCTGTAAATGTTTCTCCAAATTGTTTCCTCCTGGTAACCTCTAGCATATACCCAGACGCAACCAATTGAGAAATTAAATCAAGCTCATTATTTACGCTCTTAATGCCAGTGTCAAATTCTCTCTTAGAATTAAATTCATCCAATCCGTTAGCATACTCTATTTGCCATTTATCATAACCTACTTTAACACGGTTGTAATAATATTCAGGGGCTTCTGATCTTCTTATATGAGGTACATTATTAAGCGTTAGCATTACCGTGTTAACATCATAGAAATATTCCTTTTTGTCTACTACAATATAATAATCATCCCCGCTTTTCTCTATTCCCATTCCTAGATTATCAATAGGATTAAATCCTTTGAAGTAATCATTCATTGACATTCGTATAGTTCTGGCATCCTCTCCAGTAGTAGGAAAACCCCTAATCATAAATCCATTTGTAAGGGCCACGTAAGACCCACAACCATTAGTTATATAAGGGAACGGCTCTGAATTAGTACGTCCAAAGTAATTGCTTCTAAACGAATCTAATTGATTTGTAATAACCCTTGATATGTGCGCCCCTGCTTCAAACTTTGCAAACGCTTTACATTCCGTTTCAGGATATGTACTTTCCTCTGTTAGGGTAACCGTTGAATCAGGATCAAACTCAATCAGCATACTAGGAACAGGCCCGCTTGTGCTTGGAAATGTTATATTGAAATAAATATACATATAACTATCCACTGGCATGTTAAAGGTATTCGTATAGGATAAATTATGTGATACGTTTTGCGGATTAATTTCATCTAAACCAAAGAATGCTAACTCAGAACTGGATATTGTTGACCCCCCTGAATCTTTAGTAATTATTAAAAGCTGAAACGCAACTGCAAACCATGTAGCATCAAATATTAAATTAAGATCAACATCTATAGCCCTTGAGCTTACACCTGAAGGATAAAAAGCCCCTGAATAAAGTATCGGATAATCTAATCCTGGCTCAAAGTCTACTGGTTCCCGTGTCTCGTCTAATTCATATTTAACTGGAGCCGTTAAAGGATAAGCGAATTTATCACCAGTAGATAATCCCGGCCCTGGGTATCTATCTAATTCTAATCGTGAGGCATCCTGAATAAACTCCGTGTTAACTATTATTTTCTTTGAATGTAGTGTAAGATCATACGGCCCGTAAGTATAAGGACTTATTGCAGTGCCGTCCATTGTCTCAGTGGCAAACAAATCGACCTTGGTGTCTAATCTATTTTTAACTGTCTCAAGTATTCCCCTCGGTTTAATATTAACCTTTGTGAATTCGTCCTGCGATTCCCAGGTTATCATTTCCAACTCCCCTAAATAAAATTCTTGGAAATCCTCGTCGCAAGTTCCACCTATGAAAGATCCGTAATCATCTGAATAATCAATCGAATAGTCGGGAGATTCCTCTCCCTCTGCACATCCACAAAATGCCTCTATAGTGATTAATATTTGAGCGTCTACTCCTTGAGTCTCATGTATTGAATCAATAAACTCTTTCCCAGCTCCATTACAATAAAACTCTAATTTAACATCTGTCTCAATAGTAAGGCCGTGATTCTCCCCCCGCTTAATTGTTGGGGAAATATCATCAATACCTTTAGGCATCTTTGTAAGTATCAAAGAACCTAAAACAGAATCAGTAAGAGTTACACGATACCTCATATCCCTCTACCCTGTTTAGATTTTATAACTCTTCCCAAAGCTTCTGCCAGTTCATTAGTGTTTTCCATCTTAACAGACTTGTTTTTCTTAGTCAATCTTTCAAGATGCGATGTATCAACCAAGCCATTAAGGGCAAGTGCTTTTAACATTGCCTCTGACGCTGATTCTCTATTGTTCCTTGACGTTCTTTGTGCTTTCTCCTGACTTTTTACATAAGGAATTATGTGATTTCTATTAATATAATCGTCGAAGTTATCATTATTAATGGCTGTAAGTGCTGATTTATATTTGATAGATTGTTTAGCCTTAATTACTGATTCTCTATTTGATATTTGAACAGTATTACTATCGCTTGTTTGCGTTCCCTTCCCTTTGAAGTCAATCACCCCGTCTTTAAATTGAGGAGTAGGCCGAGAGTTAATAAGTGCTATCTGTAAAGCTCCGTTAGCTGCTGCAAAGGCTGAGAAAGGCAATCCAAATGTAACCGGAGAAGCTGCAACAGCTTTTGCAATCGCAACGGCTGTCTCAATTAATACCCTATTAATGTTAGCTTTCTTTTCAGCCTCGTATTGCTTCCTTTTGAGAGCTGCTTCTTTCTTTGCTGATTGAACCGCTATTCTTTGTTTCTCAGTTTCAAATTGTCTTTCACTTAATAACCCTAACTCTTTACGCTTTTCAAGATTCTTTAATTGTTCATCTTCCTTTTTCTTATTAGCAGTTCTCTCCTGATCTATCGCAGCGGTTGTTCGGGCTAATTCCAGGTCATTTACACCATTAAGTAAATTAGATGATAATTCTATAGTCTCAGACAATGCTGCTGCTCTAATGGCTTTCCTTTTGTTTGACTCCTCAAGATTTTTAGCAGTTATAGCCTCTTGATCTTTTACGTTTTGCGCCTTCTCTGCCTCTGACACTGCTTTGAAGTTTGCAAATGAATCATGTTTAAATTTATCCCTTTTCTTTTGCTCTTCTTTACTTAGTTCGGTCTTACCTATTTCTGTTTTTGCCTCAAGATTTAAATTAGCTATATGCGCCTTGTGTCTCTTGTCCTCAGATGCTAAATTCTTATGTAAATATTGTTCCCTTAGGTTATTAAGTCTGGTTTCAATTAACTCAGTTTCTTTATTTGCTTCCTCTCGTTTTAATAGTATTTCTGTTATCCCTTTAATATGTTCAGCTCTATTTTCCCCGTCAACTCTATTGGCTAATTCGGTAGCATTTATTTGACCATTAACAAAGGCATTGAAATTTACAAGGGCTTGCGCTTCATTAACTGATCGTTTTTGAAACTTTAATCTCTCGGCCTGTATCTCGTCACCTATTAATGATATGTTGTTTTTAAACCTAGCGTTATCCGCTACCTCAATCTTTTTAATTAAGTCAACATTCTCTTGATATGTGTTTGTGGTATTTTTAAGTGCCTTTAGAGTAGTTTCGATTTGTGTTTGAAGCTTAGAGTTAGCCAAAGCAATATCAAGTGTCTTTGTCTCAATCTTATCCTCAATATCTGCAATGTCCTGACCTAATTTAACCATTTGTTTAGCCCATGCCTCAGACTCTTCACGCGCTTTCTTAATAGAGGCTGTTGCTCCATCAATCTTATTAGCTGCTGCATCAAAACCAATAGACCTCAATCCGCTTGCTACATTAGTCAACCCTGTTAAAAAGGTATCAACCATGAAGTCATAAAACTGAGTAACTTTTTCAAAGGCATACTCAAAAACATTAACAACTACACGCCCTAATTCTGAAAACACCCCGGTTACCTTACTAACAACTGTACCGACAACAGACATTATCTTTGCCAGCTTATCTCCTCCCTCTTCTGATACTCTAAAGAATGTTGTCACTGCTGTAATCAATCCAATAATAGCCGTAACAATTAATCCTATAATACTCCTCTTAAATATTAAGTCTAATGCTGTCCAGGCTGTTCCCATCATTTGAACACCTGCAACCGCTCCCCCCATAGATCCCCCTAATTGAGTAACTTGTTGTATGGCCCCAGCGAAAGGCAGATTCCCGGATAAGTTTTGAAAAGCATCTCTAAGACCATGAGTTTGTTTAGTAACTTTCTGTACTCCAGTTGCAGCTTTATCGCTGCTTTTAGTAATAGTAGCAGACGTAGCAACGGCCCCTTTCGCCAAATGAGTTTGTGACTCCTCAGCTTTCTTGAGTTCCGCTTGCAGCTTATTGACGTTAGCTGTGTATTCAATTACTATCTGATCTGCCATTGTCTGATTGGCTATGTTCTAAAGTATATTTTAATAGGTCTAAATATTGTCCAATCGTTAATCTTCTTATTCTATCCGCTTCTGTTGCTATGCCTTTGGCTAACCACATTATTTCCTCATTGTCCTTTTCTATTTGGGCTGCAATGATTCCTCTGATAAATATTCGCTCAGGTGTTGATTCATTGCTGTTATCTTCACTTCTGACTCCATCAAGTATTCGCTCCACTCTGTTTCTAATTTTGTCAAGTAGGGAATGTATTGAGACAACCCCGCCCGATAAAAAAAATCGTATAGCCCGTCCTTGCTATCTTTTTTAAACTGTTCAACCTTTTCAGCGTGAATACTCTTATCAATTACACTTGGATCTTCGTCCTCCCTTACATATCTATATGCCACTAAATCAAACATAACATCCGGATGTAAAATCATTTCTTCCCTTCTTTCCCATTCAATAATCAAATGCCCGATCATAGCTATATCAGATTTCTTCCCTGAGTTAATAGCTTTCTTCATTGCCTCTCTTATCTTGGCACTTTCCCCCTCACTTAACCCCGCTGCTATTTGTCTTACACACCTCTCAATTGCCTTTGTTCTTTCTAATGGTGTATCGAAATCATTTTCTGGTATCCAATAGCTTTTAGTGTTTGAATCAAAAAACACTTTCTTCATTTTCTCAAAACCCTTATTTTTTGACTGCTCCAGAAAGTAATATTTGAGAAATGGTTTTTTAAATATTTTGTATAATGTCCTACCTATCATAGATTCTATTGATTATTAAATTTGTACAGGCTGCTCCAATTATTGTAATAGGGTATATCCAAGAAATTGTAAAATTATTTAGTACAAAGTAGGCTAATGATCCAGGGATTGAAGCCATACAAGTAATACATCCGAATAAAGGGTTGTAAAAGAACCTTAGTATTTTATCTATCCATCTGTAGCCGTTCCAAATAACCTCTCCGTCTGATCTTATACACCCTCCAATTGATTCCACATACCACTTATGGAAAAAGAAGAATACCATTCCATGCCCAGTGATTAGATACCAGCCATTGCAGAAAAGAGAAATAATTAATATATCAGTTAAGATTTTCATATCTCCTCCTCCTCGATTGTAGTACTTAATCTAAAAAAGGAAAGAGCTAAACATGTATCAGTTAAGCCGTAAGCATAAGTAATTTCTAACCTCTCATTGCTATCTCTGAGGGTTACCCATACTTCATATGATGATTCCTGATTGTAAAATGTTGGGTCGGGTTGTGTTAGATCTAATTCAATATGGCCTAGTTCGTCACTTGTAACCTCTTCACGATAGGTAAAACCTGTACTAGAATTTTTTACATAAATATAGTATTCCGTATCAGGGTCTATAGAACCTAATAATATACTATCAGTACATTCGGGGATTTGATCTAATTGTGAGCAATTACAAGACATAGTTCGCATTTGTTTAGATCCCACTTTTGCCGGGGTATTTGGCAACTTGTGTTCTATAATGCCGAACTAAAGGCAACTTGTAATATGTAAATATAATAAAAAAACTATGTAAAAGAAATATTTACTTTTTAAATTTCATGTGCTGAGTAATCCAGGCCTTTAAAAAGGTATTAATCCCGTATCTCTCCGTATCAAAAAAGTCAGCCCGTTGATTAATATCTTTACGGTCTTTCTTTAGGATTTCTCCAAAGGCGTCGCATTGAACATTCCTCCAATCCCTGCAAGTATTTGGACAGGTCTTTGGGTTTATCTTATAATCCGGGAAATGACAAAATATATAGTTGGTGTCTGCTCTACTATTGTCATGTGTCGGGTTCGAAGGCAACCATAACTGAGACTGCTTAAGCCCTAATCCCCTTCTTAGCTGCTCCCAATTACTTGCGTTATCCCTTTGCCCTATATCTCCCCTTTTACCCATTGCGTCACCTGTTATTATGCAATTAGCTAACTGGTTACCATACTTTAATTTAATAAGCTCAACCATAGCAGGGATAGACCCTTGCGTAATACTTGCCTCATCAAATGTATGGAAATGCTCTATCGTATCTCTCCACATATGAGAGAAGGTAACTGCAAAGGGGTTTAGGTTAAAATCTATCTTGATTAATAGCTGTTTCTTTGAATCAAAAACAGCCTCTAAAGACTCATGTTTCTCGGGATTGTATTGATGTGCAAAAGGGTTGCTTCCTGAGAAATCTACAAATTCTCCGAGTATTTCCTGCCGATATTCGTCGTCGGTCATTGATAAAATTATATTATCAATATCCTTTTTATTCAATAATGGGTTATCATAAGAGGTAAATTGTTTAAGCTCATACCCTTCTTTGCCCTCCAGGCATGCCTCATACAATTCATAAAACTTATGTTTGTTCCCATCTTTAGTATATTTACCCTTTGGAACCCCGGCTGCGATAAGTTGAGAATCCGAGAAATCCAAAAGCATTGGGAGAATTGAATTTGAATATAGATAAGTGTCCTTTAAAATGATTCCTGCCTCGTTTAGAAAGATCTTTTTATATCCGAACCCTTCTATACTCTCGGGTGCGTCTGCGCTCCTCATATCGAGTATAGAGCCATATACACGCAATTCCTTCTTTTGTCTATTGAATGTCCAATCTTTTTGTGGAATCTGCTTTAGGATAGGGAGAAAGTACCTATCAAAGTACCGTTCAATATTACCGTTAATGGTATCAACCCATAACAAGGGAGTTATACCGTCTATCATATATTCAATAAAAGCGTGAGAAGCCCCTCTTGTAATCCCTAACCGCCTCCCTTTGAGTATTACTGTGAATTTCTTATGGCTGTTAAAGAATACCTCGTTTTGACATGGGAAATATGATAACTCAAGCTCCAGGGCCATTGATTATCTTTTTGGTAATATGTATTTCGTTGTCTGGTAATTCGTGAGCAATGGTCTTTTTAGGTTGCCCGTAGAAATACTCAAATAGTAGTTTAATATGAGCAGGTGAGCCCTTCTTTGCCTTATCTGCTATAGTTGCCCAAATTTGGCCAAAATCATTATCAGAGACCGATTCTTTAATCGTCTCTATTAGTCTTAATTCGTCTGCCTTTGGCTTTCTCCCTGCCCCCGGCCTTGCTCCTCCGTTTTGTCCCATTTTGAAAAAAACTGTTTATTCAGTTTCCTAGTAAATGTACGATTATTTTTTACATTTTACAAACTCTCTTTAATTGCCTTAGTTTCCTCCTACGGTTTATTATCAAAGGTTTATACGCTTGGAAGAACTCTCTTTTACTATTTAGGACACATTGTTTGCACTGAGTATTATATCCTCCCTTACATTTAGAATTAGTATAGAATTGGTATAAAGGCTTAGTTTCTTCGCATTTCGTACATTGTTTCATTTCGGTTTACAGCATTTACAGTTAGTTATCGGCGACGTTTCACAGAACCAGGTTATACCGCTTTTAACTCCCTTCTTTTCCGGTACGAATTCAAACTTAACCGTAGCTTCCTCTTTCTTTTTCTTTACTTCCTTTTCAGGTTTTATAACGTTCTGTCTTTTAACCATTTAGATCTCTTCTTGTCTTTATAATCTTTGTATATCCAGATTGATAATGCTATAATGTAATACCATCCAAATAAGATTGTTATTGATACTACCACGCATATAAGTAAATCATCACCTGTTATTTCCTCAAAGCATATTCTCCAAAGAATTAAAAGAATAATAAGAGTTACTGCTTGTGTTATTATCAATGCTATCATATTACCTTGGGTTTACTTGTTCTTCATTAATAATTAACCAATAAGCAAAATTCCCTTTTTCATATAAGATTGCTATTGTTTTGCCATTAGACCCAAATAGTGCAAATCCATATCCGTATCTTCTTGCCATTACTTCTTTGCTTTTAAAATCAATATCTTAGACTCAGAAATATTTACTTTCGATTCTATTAGTGCTATTAATAACCTTATACTAGGCAGTGATTCTAAATATTGATTTCTTAAATCCTCCCCTATTATCTCCCTAGCCTGCTCCTCAGTTATTTCCCCTAGTAGTCCGATTAGTTCACATTCACCAAATACTCTTACCCATATACCATCCCATTTACCTAGTTCAGTGAAAAATGATACATAATATTTTAATCCAATACTAGAAGAAAGTAATTCTAGTTTTATGTGCTCCGCATCTTTCGGCAAGACAACAAAGTAAAAGTCTCCGGTTAAATTGTGTAGGTTATTCATAGGTTATATTCTTTCTTTTAGAAATAACCTGAATTTATATATAGCACTTGACGCGCTACATCCTTTAATTATATTTTCATCATACCAATCCCCCACCTCTTCATCTGTTGGTTGTAGGTCTTTAATTAAATTTTCTATCTCATACGCTATTGAGGCTGTAAGCTCTGGGTATAATAAGTGTTGATCTGACCCATTTTTACAGTTATCTACTATTAATTTAGATAGTTTTGTAATTTTCTCTTCCATATCTTATTACTTTATAGGTTTTACAATATTTTCTTGACTCCATTGTTCCCATGATTCAGATTTAGCCCTTATTTTATGGGATAACTTTAAATAAGCTACATCATACCCCCAATCATGCGCCTCTTTTAGTTTACCTTCGAGAAGGGAAATTTTATCCGTAGCTTCAAAATATAACCGAGTGGATTTTATAGCCGTATCCTCAGTTTCTTTTAAACTTTCTTTCAGATCGGTTATCTCTGACTCCTTTTCCTCCCATGCAGATAAAAACCTGTTATTCTCTTTTCTTAATTCGGTTATCTCTGACCCCTTTTGTAGGAGGAGTTCCAAAATCTCTTCTTCTGTATAAAAGTTACCTTTGTATTTCATACCGTATCCTTTTACTTTGTTAATGTGAGAGTCTATAATTTCTAAAGCGTCATATATTCCTTTATTGTATCCTATAACTACCTCGCTCACAGGATTACAAATTTTGACGTTTTCTAAATTTTCCCTCATCCACTTCAACCTTTCCTCAAACTCCTTCTCTTGGATCTTTAGGGCTTCGAGGGCAAATCCTTCCTTTACATGCCATTCACCCCAAGGCATTTCAAAACTATTATCTTTTATATACTCTTCTGCTTTTGTCATAAGGGTTAAACTTTAGTTGATGATGGATAAACAGCCAGTAAACAAGCTACAACGATAACCCATCCCCAATAAGGTTTATCGAAGTGCATCATATATCCTGCTAATCCTATTAAACAAACTGGAATAATATTGTAACCTATAAATTTCATAGTCTTTACCTTTAGTGGGAGGGGTTACTTTCTCTTTTTCTTTTTAGGTGTTAGGTGAGTGAATGGCTTCTTTCGATCCTTTTTCTTGCCTGATAACTCACGTATATGCATCAATTCAACTTCCCTTTTTTGTTCTTCGATGTCCCACGCTTTTTGTTTTTCTTCTTGATTATCCATATTCTCTTTTGTTTTGATTAATTATAGTAAGGGGGAATTATTTAAACTCCTGCAATTTTTAATCCTGTAAAAGTATTTACATCATTATCTTCAAGGTTGATAAATTCAAAAGGAACACGATTAAGGTATATAAACCAGTGGCTTCCTGTTTCTTCTGTATAAAACTCACTAATATTTTCCCTGCCTATAATATCTCTTTGCCAGTCAAACACTTGATCTAAATCCTTTTGTTCTTCTGTGGTTCCACTGATATACAATCCGGGCCTGATTATACACTCAATAAACGGACTGCCTTTTTTAGTTTTACCTAGTGTAACTTTTGCTCTGCTTGGGAGAGCTTCTCTTATTCTATTTAAATCTATTATTTTCATACCCTTGTTTTATCTTTTATACCCTTAACCTAAAAATTTCAAATCTCCTAACTTTGCACTGTGATAACTAACCTTATTGGTTCCGAAGTTTTGAGGGTAAGCTATTACAGCCCAATCCCCACGAATACCATCTATTACTCCAATCGTTCCAGGATCAAGTGCCTTTAGCGTTCCCGTAAATATTACTTTGTCTCCCTTCTTCATTGTCTCTTCCTTTAGTAGTGAGAATTAAAATTTCATCATATCATCATAAGTAGATCTAAATTGATCACACTCTTTAGGCATTGGTTCCTGGTCTGCAAATGTTTCTGGATATTCTTGTGGCAATCCTTTCTTTTCAGCCTTTAGTGGATAAAGTAGCTTATCTTTCTTTGTGCATCTAAAACCATTTGATTCCTTGTTTTCCTCAGTTTCATTATAATAGCCGTTAAAATAAAATCTAGTATATGCCACTTTCTCGCTTTTGAGGAAACTACAATCAGCGCATGCCTTTTTATTATCTGGATTATGAAAGCACCATTTCTCGTGGTTCTCCATAGCGTGTTTCCTGAATAACTTCTTATTGCAGTGTTCACATTGAAAAACAGTTACATTGTCCTTTACCTTCATCTTCCTATAGTTTATCTTTGTTGACCTGAAAATTAATTAAGCACCCCAGTCTTCTGTATTGTAGTTTTTAGTAATAATCTTTATTACATGGCAAATGAAGTCAATCGCAGAAAGAAGAAATAAAAAAACTGTCATCCAATTAAACCAATAATGCCTAACACCCCAGTCGTTTCCTTTGTCTCCAAAAAACCACTGTAGTTTTTCTGGTAGGAAACTATAGGCCATTGCTATACTGAATAGTAATACTATCCTGAATGCTATCATTAAAAGTACTTTTGTTTTCATAGTTTATCTTTGTTACTTGTTTTTACCTTTGATTTAAAAATTAATCTTCTTCAATAATTAAATCATCTAAATCATCTGTATTCCAATCTTCAATAATTCCCTTTTCGTTGATGTTCATAATGATATAATCACCATATCCATTTTCTTCTGGACACATAATATGTGGAACATATCCCTGTTTACTAATTACTATATTATCTTCATTGTCCTTTAAAATATAGGTTCCATCATCACATACTTTGTAATGAATATTAGCTTTCTTACCAAGTTCCCAATTAATGATTCTGCCTGTCTCAATTTCAATTATGGGTTTCCAAACTTCACCGAATCGGCAAGGTATTAAATCCCCTCTTTCATCTTCTACTCCATTTACTGAGCTATCTTCCCAATACCTAACACCTGCATGAACTTCCAGTATTTTAATATCTACTTCCTTTTTTACTGTGATTTCCTTTTTCATAGTTTCTTTTGTTATGTTCCTTTACTTTAAAAAATTATTGCTTAAAATATTTTAATAGAAGGTTAATCTTTTCTTTGGTTATCAATCCGTCATAATCGTAATTATGAAGGCATATCAAATCAGAAATAACTTTATCGTTCCCAGGGTCAACTTGACACAAGAAAACTATTTCATTCTCAGTGCCTAATCCTCCAATTGATATATGTCTATTCCTTCCAATATCATAAGTTAAGCTGTGCATTATTGTAAAATGAGGCAATTCCTTGAACCCTAGATTTCTTAATTCCTTCCTTTCCATATTTGTTCCTTTACTTTAAATAGTCTTACAGTTGAGAATTAACCTCCATGCTCTTCACATCCAGTTTGGAAAGCTGATGACACCACTTCGAATGCTTCATCTTCTGGCACGCCTTTCTTCTTTAAGAAAATAATTAACTTAACAAGTGTTGTCTCTGTGTCGGATCTCCAAAACCCTTCTTCGCCTGCCAGTTCTTTAACCCTATCCTTAATAGTCATAACTCTTTTAACTTTTGTTGATATTTTCTTTTTATCTCAATTAATTCATCTTTAGAGTAGGAGTAGGTTCTTAACCGATCTTTGTTTTCCTCTAGCCATTTAACCCTTTCCTCTCCTATCTTTTTTACAAGTCCGATTCTGTAATTCGCTTCATTTCCGTGAAGGTCTTTATTGCATGGTCTACTGCATTGTTTGTTACAATTATCTTCGTGGAAAATAAGCCCTGAAAACAATTCCGCTTTGAAGTAATGGCCACCGTCATACCTATCCGCGTATCTCCCACAGCTAATACATGGATCGGCAATATCTCGCATCCTAATCCACTTTTGAAACACTCGCCTTGCTTCTTCTTCATATTCGCCTAATGTTTTTAACTTCTCTTTACCTTCCTTCTTTCGCTTCTGCGACTCCTTTTTTTCTATCTTCTCGCTCTGAGCCTTTACATAGCTATAGGCACATTCTCCCGAACAAACGTACTGAAGTGGTCTCTTAGGTTTAAACTTCTCCTTACACCCCTTGCAAGTCTTTTCCTTGAATTTTATCACCTTCATACACAATAAAAATACAAATTAAAGCACTGATTATCAAATATTTATCTAAAAAAATTTACCAAATACTTTCAGGCATTTTAGGCTTTTTTACCTTGAATTTTTTAACCCTGTGTTGTGTCATTCTTTCAGGCTTATTACAATTCCAGCTTGCTATTATCCATTGTCCTTCTGGATCTACTTCTTTACATTTACTTGCCATAATCCCCACTTAGTCATTTTTGTATTACCCATTCTATGCCGATGTTTATCATATAGAACTTGTCCTGGTTTTAATTTTGATATTTGCGCCATAATTATTTAAATATTTTCCTTTTAACAATCCCCCAACAACCATAAATAAACTCTAGTAATATCTTTAATCCTGTAAAAAATAAAGCAAGAATCAAGACGTATCCCAATACCAAGAAAACCCATATAGTCATGAATTTTTGTTGGTTGTTAATAAGTTCTTCCCAGGTATTCATATCTCGTTTTGACTTGCTTTAAGTACTTCCCAGTTGTAAACTAATTCCTGTTTATATGGCCATTTCTTATTAATTGATTCTATTTTAGGTTTATTTTTAATTTCCCATTTGTAAGCTTTTCTATATTTATTGAAGAAGGTTTTATCATGATCTGGTAGATCTGGTTTTTTAGGATCACATTTTAATTTCAAATAGTCATATGCATTTTTCATTTCCGGCATATACTTCAATGCATGAAAACTCCTCATTGCATTATAATATATAGCCCTATCTCTATTAACTACCTCCATTATCCTTTTAGGATTTAGCTTTGTAAATTCCGTAGTAAGTCCTATTACTAAAAATCTTGGAAATAAAAACTGTTCCTCTCTGCCTTCTTTTTTTATATCACTTATTGACATATTAAAATAATCTGCGACTTCCTTTAAAATATATTCAGCTTGATCTAGTCTCATTTCTTTTTCTTTTTAAGTTCCTTTTTAATCTTATACTGTTCTTCAACTCGCTTGCAACGTTCTAAGCGTTCAGCTTCATGCGCTGAAATGCCAGCCTTTTGCTCCGGTGATAATTCATTTAACATTATCAATATTCTTGTTTATGAAATCTGCCAGCTTCTTGATTTCCTTTTTCTCGGATTCAATTGCTTTCAATTGTTTGTTCTCGTTCGCCTGTTCAATCCTTTGCTGTCTCTTTTCCTCATTAGCTGCAATAGTTCCCATTTCAGTTCTAACACTCCCTTGATGAAAACTTTTCTTATCCAGTTCAATCTTTTCAAGGTATTTAGCCTTTTCCTCCATATACTCAGTTAGGATGTCAAATAAGACAGGCGTGGACACGGTGGAGTAGAAGTTCATCCCTTTTGTTTTGGCTTGTTTAAAGGCCATTACAATGTCTTTAATCGAATCGTGGGTGTACTTACCTGCTATCAGTTCCGCACATTCAAAAATGTCCACCGTGTCCATCGTGTTTTTAGCCTTAATTGAATCACAGAATGATTTGATAATCACGCAAAGAAGTTTTATCAAATTCTCTTCCCCTAGACTTTTCCTTACCTGAAACATCTTTGGGGCTTGCAAAGCTTTCTGAATTGTTAATCCAGATGACATATCGTTGACAAGGAATCGAATTGTATGGTTGTTCTGTTCAAGCAGACTTATTGCCGTATTTTGCGTTAATAAGTTCATTAATTTCTTTTCCGAACCTTCCTTTGCCTGTTTGCTTATCTTGTCCATATTTCAAATATTCTGCTTTGGTATTATCAAAAACTAAACCTTGGTAACCTCCTGCTATGCTTCGTTCAATTAGATTTATTGAAAAGGTTTCATCAAATTCTGAAAGTTGTTTAAGGGCGGCCTGTTCACTTTTTTTAGATTTGTAAGGCTTCTTAATCTCTTTCCTGTATTCTAGCCACACCCTCCACCTTTGTAAAAAATCCTCAGAATTGAATGGATAAAAAATTTCAACTTTCGCCCCTTTTTCTTTTTCTTCTTCTTTATCCTCTTCTTCTTCTTTATATTTATCTTCTTCTTTGTCTTCAAGGGTATGTATACCCTTTGTATACCCTTTGTATAGGTCATATTTTTTAAGAATTTCAATAACCTTTAGATGAGGTTTGCATGCTTCTGAAAGTTTTCCGTATTGAAAATCTATAAATTTTGGTAACCACCAATTGCCCCCTTGAATGATTTTAATGCGATTTCCGGCCGTTAACAAAAAATCCTCCCAATCTATCCTTATGCCTATCATTATGTCTGCAAGCCTTTTATTTGGCTTCCAAACACCTGCCTGATCACAGTTATCTTTTATGAACATATAGGCTAATTTATAATCAGGTGAAAGATCCATAAACCATTCATCTTGCCATATTGCGGTATCGGTAAATCGTTTAGCCATAGTCAGAATATTTGCTTTATAACCCAGATATATTTTTCGTGTAATTCCCTCGTATTTAACAGGGTTCCTTCTTTTGTCATATACTTCTTTTCATTAGGGTTATAAACTATATACCTATGAAGTTTATAATGAAGTTCTTCTGGTATCTGTATTACATCCTTGTAATGGTCTTCATTGTATGACCAATGATGGTTGTTAAATCCCTCTACACATGGAATATGTTGTGAATGATTTTTAGCTTTTTCTTTCTCAGGATACTTTTCATAAAAATTTTTATTACTAGATTTAGCTTGCTTATATTTATATTTATGATACTTTTCTCTTCCCCTTATTTTCTCTCTCTCATTAAAGTCAACATCTGATACCTTCATAAAAAGTATTCTACCTGCCGAATCAGCTTTTGCGCACTCCTTGCATTTATTCAAATGACCATCAGACATTCGTTTATGCTTATAGAATTGTTCTATAGGTTTCTCTAGAGTACACTTGAAACATGGTTTACTTATACATACTTCTTGCATAGGCCTCAAAATGGGAGATTTTCAGAATCCTCTTCACTGTTTGTAGGGGCTTTGCTTTTTGAAACACCAACTACGCTCCAAAGACCTAATTCAGTACTCCATCTATTATTATATTCTTTTGATGAAGGGTTTACATTTACAGTAATATCCTTACCTAAAGTAGTTGGAACCAAATCAACTTTGTCCCCCCAGGCTGTAATACATACCTCTTTTGGATAAGAGTCTTTAGTTTTAATAATAAATTGTTGTTTCTGCCAGTACCCCCTTGCACTGGTTCCTGATTCCATTACTAGAATTTTGTGTACTATTCCTGTTATTTGCATATTCATATAGTTATAAGTTTAAATTTCAATCCTCATTCTCTTTTACCTCATTAAAAACCGCTCTACCTATTATTATGATCGCTGTAAAAGCAAGGAAGGCAAAGCATCCAAAGAAGAATTCATCAGGGTTTTTAATTGCGAATTGTTTAAGTTCTTCCATATTCAAAAAAGTTTTAGTTGTATATAATCTCTTCCATTTACTTCCTTTGTCTTTCCCATTGACTGAATGGTTTCACCTAGGTTTGTACCTAAGAAATGAACGTATGCCTTTTGTACTTTTTCATGAGGCATATTAAATTGACTCATCATTCTTTTTCTTATTTTAAGTAATAGTTCGAAGGTTGTTATACCTGGATTTGCTTCTACTACCTTAGGAATAAGAGCGTCTATTTCTTCGATGCATTTATCAGCGTCTTTTGCAGGGACTAAAAATGATTCAAAGTGCTTAAGGTCTTTGTCTTCTTCTTCGTTTGTCATAGTAAAAAAGTTAAAAGTGGTTAATGGGTTAAACTTTATGATTCGTAATCTTCTTCCATTGTCTGATAAGTTGTTTTCTGTTTACCGCTTGCCAAATCTTTGATGTAAGCAATGCATCTTTGTTTTGGAGTGGCTTGTTGATATTCTGGATGCTTACCATCGTTTACAGGAAAAAACATATAGGTAGTTGCAAAACACTCTTCGAAAAGATCACATAGATAATTACCCCCTAAATCAAACAGATGCCCCAACAAACAATTTCTCCCATCCTTGGTTCTACATACATCCATGCACCATGATTCTTCTGTTGTGTTTTCCAGATAGGTTATTATTTCTTCTGATGTGTATTCTCTCATAGTTTTAAAAGTTAGTGTTAAAAATAAAGAGGAGAGATTGGGTTCGAACCAATGACCTATACAGTCGTTTACACTGAATCTCTCTACCGCTGAGCTACTCTCCTCTTATTCCCTTTATATTTTTAAATATTTGCAGGTCTTTCCCTGCTGTCACAGGTCATTTCCCTGTTGGTCATCGGTTCTATTATGTGAGTACCGAAAACTACCGTCCTGTCTTTCCAGGTTGTCCGCCATTGCACCTGTGCCCGTCGACTAGCGTGTTGGACTTATCTTCTTTAATATTTTTATATTTCACATTGGAGTAATATTTAATCTTTTCTATTACTGTTAATTCTCGTACATGCTCTAGGAATGCATCATATTGAGTACCTAAAGCGGTTCCACGCCAATTAAGACCTACGTCATCAATATTCTTGATCTTAATTATTCGTCCTGAATGAATATGCTTTACTAGCTTTCCTGGTTTCATGGATTTTCTCTTTTAAGTTTAGCTTCATAAGATTGAATCATTCCATCAACAAAGCTCTTTATTCCTCCATTTGTAATGTGTCTGAGATAAAATGCCTTTGTAAGTGTTATATTATTATAGTATACATCAATAAACGCCTCACTTATTTCTTTAGGATAATCATTATAACAGTCACAGTCTTTAAAACACTGGCATCCCTCATATTTTAAAATCTTTATCTTATTGTATATCCTATAATTCATAACCTATAATTTACGGTTTACAAAAGTTCTCCTTGAAAATGGTTTTGTAATTCTAGCTGGTTGTTTCATTCTAGTTTATTCTTAAAATGTGTTATTACTTTTTCCATTTTATACTTATAGTACTCTTTAAAATCTGTAAACCCTTCCTTCTCTCTTTCCCATCTTACATATAGTACGCCCCTTAATCTTTGACTTGGCGTTTTCGTTTCAATATCGCCATCTACAGAATCAATTATATTTTCATCATCCTTAGTAATCCCCGTATCTTTTAGAAGTACAAACACCGCTTGCTGATGCATCCTATCAATAATTACTTTTTGCTCTGCGTTTGGCTCATTCAGATTAAGAGTAATACTCCAGCTCTTATCTGTAAGAGGCCTGTATGTATTCAGGATAGCGGGGATTAATATTTTATTTTCCATCTACGTTTATTATATCAGTTATCTTTGTCTAAAGCTCTATCCAATTGCTTATTTAAGTTATCTTGCTGATTCTCTTTTAAATAGTTTATACACTTTTCAGCTTTTGCCCTTGTGAACTCAAACATTTCATTCTCAATCTTTGCTTTCATTTCATCCTCAATAGTTGAATTATGAATAAGATTGTCGATCATAGCTAATTGAGTATCTTTGATCTTGTCTTCCTCAACATCGTAAACCTGAGTATTAGGAATGGTTTCAATCTCTGATTCATCCAGCATACCAAGCCCGCATATAGAAAGCGTAACCCTTCTTTTAGCCTTTGTCTCTGCTTTCATTAAAGCATTAGCAAGCATATCTCCTTTTAATCCTTCAATAGTCACCGCGCCAGTTGCTGCGTCCGTTCTGCCGTTCTTATCTTGTGCCTTTGCTGTTACAATGTGTACACCGTTTAGAGTAACTGAGGTAAGATCTGATATTGATACACCGTAAATCTTTCTCAATTGCTCTGTGCAATCCTTAGTGGCGTAAAGCGTTTCCTTTCCGTTGAACTTTATAATCTTAAAAGGTTGTGTCAAAGGATTAAGTCCAAGGGAATCACAAAACTGCTTATAGTAGTTTGTTCTTTGCTGCGCATTCATTTTAGATATATCCCCCTGTAAAACAAGGTTAGATATTATCTCAGGATCTATTTTTACTAATTGATTTTCCATTATTTATTTTTATTTAATTCTTTATGCATTTTAATTTCATACTTACTAAATGAACTATCTCTTAACCAGTAGGACATTAAAAATGTAATTAAGGGTAGTACTATAAATATTATTATCGCTATCATATTTGTCTTTTAAAAAAGGGGCAGCGTACCAAAACCGCCCCTTTCGTTAACCATAAACAATTCACTAAAAACTAAACCTTACTTAATTATTTGAAACAAAATTTATATCTACATTATCACCGTAGAATAATCCGAGTGGTAGCATTTGCCATTTACCTGTTCGGTAAGTCTTTTCTTTCTCTTTTAATACCTGAAGATTTGCTAAAGCTTTTTCTAGTATTGTATCTATAGACTGCATTTCTTTAAATGTTCTCATAGGTTCACGGTTTCTTTTTTTTGAAATATTCTTTTGCTACTTCACTATCCAAATCTCTTACTGCTCCAATTGTCATTAATGCTTTCTCAAATTTTTCAAGATCAAACATGTATAGTCTGTAATGTGGCCTACTACATGGAATCAATCCTTCGTTTGCTCTTTCTCTTATCCATCTCTTATTTAGGTATGGATATTTTTCTATTACTTGATCGAGTGTTAAAGTCATTTTTTCTTAGCGTATAGATTTGAACCAAAATCAATAGTCTCATAATTTTCAGGATGCGCCTTTATTCTAGCTGATAGAGTTTGCTTTGTTAACCCTTCCATTTCCGCAAGCTTCACACACTTATAATATCCTGCCTCGTTCAACTTGTAATCAATAATCTTATGCATCCTTCTCACATCTAGATTTTGAATCAAATCGTTATAGGTAAATTTCAAATCTTGAATCTTCATTACTTTCCTTTTGGTTTTGGTCTATTAATTTCTATCCACACTTCTATTATTTTTTGCGATCTAGGGCCCCAACTTACTGGGGAACCTGTCACTGTCTCGGAATAATTAGCTGATTGTCCCATATCTCACCCGTACATATCAAATTCACATTGCGTATTACAGAAGGAACCGTAAGAAATCTCACGACCACAATTAATGCAGCAACATTGTGCTTCTTGGATTTCTCCTTCTTCTTCCGTATCTTGCCAGCCATCATGAGAATCATCTTCTTTTATTGAGTACAATTCTTTGAAGGCTACCACTCGGTAGTCCAGGCTTTCTATTTGTTTTCCGGTTTTGTTTGTTTGCTCTGGCATTGTTTCGATGTTTAAGAGTTTTTATTATTTTTGACTGATTGCTAATACAATTATACGAGTTTTAACGAGTTCTGTCAAGTTTTGTTGAGATTATTTTTAAATTATTTTTACAGATATGTCTTTAGGTTTGAAAATCAGGGAGTTAAGAGAAAGGAAGGGTTTATCCCAGGAGCAACTTGCCGATGAAATAGGGGTAAAAAAGTCCTCAGTAAGCCTTTGGGAACTTGACAAAACTAGTCCAAGGCCAAAGCTGATAATTGAATTAGCTAAATATTTTGAGGTAGATGTAGATTATCTATATACTATAAACTCGCCAAAACTTGACGAAAGCCAGGAGATTAGGGGATTAAAAGAGGCATTGGGTGATATTTCCAGCAAGCTTTATAAAGAGCAGGAAAAGAATAAGGTATTAAGAAAGGAAATATTTAACCTTAAAAAGAAACTGGAGGATATGGGGGTAAAGTGGACAGGAACAGAATAAAAAAGGCTGTTAAACAGCCTTCCTTAGATAATTAATATTTGAATCTTTTATAGTGAGCCTTTCAATCTCTTCATTTAATTCAATACATCTTCCTTTAAAATAAAGAGATTCATCAAGATATTTGTCTGCTTTCTCCCTGAGCTTCCTCTGCTCTAAATGCATTAATTGTATGGTTCTCATTAATTCTCCCTTAGACATAAAGGCTATGTTTCCTAAATCCCTATTCTGTTGGTAGGTACTATCCTGGATAGCAGAGGGTAACCCCAAGTCGGGCTTGGTCATTAATTAAAAGTGTTTCGTGATACAATATACGGGTTAATTTGAAAAAATGTCTAAAAATATTAGCAATTTTACTAACATTATTAGCGCTATGAACTCCGTAATTATAACGATAAATAATGGGATTTATTCTACTAAATTAAAAAAATACCCCAAATTTGATACGTTAATAATGGGGTACCAAAAAAGGTGCATTGTACCCTTCTTTGGGGAATGGATGAAGAGTTATTTTTTAAACTGGTAGGGAAAAAATTACGGGAAATTCGAATTCAAAAGGGTTATCCTGCTTATGATACCTTTGCCTTTACTCACGATATTCCAAGGCACAATGTATTAAGAGCGGAACAAGGTAAACCTATTAGTATGAAAACGTTTATAAGAATCCTTAATGCATTAGAGGTGAGCCCTAAAGAATTCTTTAGTACGATCCATTAATCACCGCATATAGCCAGCTAATCACCGCAATTATAGCGGTCATTAATAAATAAAACTTCCATTCTCTTCTCATAATTGCGGGAGGTTAAAAACTATTTTTTGTTTCATCTGCTCTAGTATTCTAGCATAGTGCTTTTCAGTGGTGCTTACATTAGAGTGCCCTAATAGTTGAGATATTTCATAAAGGTTAGCTCCATTTAATCCAAGGGTGATTGCGAATGTGTGCCTGAAGTCGTGCATGGTGAAATTCTCTTCAGGTGCGCCCCGTGGTGTTATTCCTGCATTTAGAAACCATATCACCATATTTTTATTAGTTATACCATTGTTTTTAAAGCCTTCAAATACCAAATCATCAGGAAGACCCGGCTCTCCCAACATATCCATTATATCTTGTCTAAAGTGAATAGTGTATGGCTTCTCTGTTTTTTGTTGCTTTAGAACCACGCGATACATATCATCTACCGTCTGGATTTGCTTCCATTTAAAAGCCTTTAAATCCCCGGATCTCATTCCTGTTTGAGATGCAAATAGCCCCACTCGTTTTAATATCGGACACGGACACTTTGCAGCCTTTAGCTTCTGAAGGTCTTCATGAAAAATATAATTAACAACCGTTCCATCCATTGAGATTGTTTCTACAGCATCACATGGGTTACTATCCATATAATCATGCTTTACCGCTAATGTAAGAAAGGAAGTAAACCATTGATAGTAGACAGACGCTGTATTATGCCCATAGCCGGCTTCTAGCATCTTATTCCTAAAGTCCCTTACAAAGACCTTATCAATATCCCTTAACCTTACCTTATTCAAATCTACAACATTCTCACAGATTGATTTCATGGCATCCTCATAGGCTCTGATCGTAGTTAATCTTTTCGGTTTCCCGTTCTTTTTGGGTAACTTCTTAATAAAATGAAAGAAACTCATAAAGTCAACATTTGCAATCTTAGCCTGTATTTGGGTTTTATCGCTAAGTAATTCAGCATCTTTTAAACTTAGTTTCTTTTTTGCTTTTTTAATTATAATTTCGTTGTGTTGCTTCTCTTCCTGAGTTTTGGGTTTAGCATAAATTCGATCTGGTTGGAATTCAAAACCACGCTCTTTTCCAGAACCCCAATCCAGGTATAAAGTAATGTATTCGCCTGTTGTGTTGAATCGGCCCCTGAGAGTAGTTTTGGTGGCCTTTGTGATAACAAAAGTTTTTGACATTATGATAGATTGATTGCTGTAACTAAGTTACAGTGTTAGTTACAATTATCATAACTTTTCATTACTTTTCAATACCTGTCACTACATATCAATACACCTAAAAACCCTTAAATTTAAGGAATAGGGCAAATTGAAGAAAAAACAAATAGTTGAGATAATTTGTAACTATAATTTTTTAGCATTGATTATCATATAGTTACGACTGATTAGTTACATACTAGCAACAAAAAAAGCCCTAAACTATTAATTCAGGGCTTCTGGCCAAGGGTAGCAATCAACCAAAAAACATCGAAATGTTGTGAGGGTGTCCCTTAGTATTACAAATATACTATGTTATACGCTGATAGAAAAATTAAACTGTTTCTTTAATTGGTAGAAAGCGATGAGGGGCTTTGACACTTCCTTTTTGTTTGTTTTTCAGCCCTTGAGTAGCGGGGCACAACCCTCACCTTTTAAAAACTTCCTATGTAAAGATAATAAAAAAAGCCCTGAATTTCTCCAAGGCTTTAACAAAATGAATTAAGGAAAATGAGTGTAACCTTAATTTACCAATTCTCCTATTCTGGTAGGATGCATTACAAATACTTCCATTTTACTAAACGCCTTCCATTCGTCTTCTGTAAGCTCTCTATAGTTGAAAACTATACCATACATCTCTGCAAAGATTTCCCTTTTAGATGCATCATTAAGGGTTGCTGGAAAAACTTTAGTTAAGTCGAAGTTGTTCTCCTTCATTAAGGAAACAAATCCATTAAATTTTATAAGCTTATTAATTTGATCTTCCATATTAACGCCCCCTGATTGGATAGCATCAACGTCTAATTTTTGTGTTAGTTCTTTGCTCATTTTTTTGTGGTTTTAAGTTGTACATATAAGGATCATCTATACATTCCTTGCAATAAAAGAAACTACTAAACCATGTTAAATTATCTATATGGGTTGGAGAGTTACAGTTATCACAAGACAGAATATTAACCTTTTTCATATTACAAATATATCACTTAACATGTTGATTATCAAATTTTTATCTTTTCTCTTACTTATGATTTACTTTCCTTTGTTTACTTTTTACCTTTAGGTATTATACTGGAGGGTATAAAAATTAATCCCCGTAAACCTTGCGTAGATTGGTAGTGATATTCACCGCAAAGTTTTGGTTATGTTATTTTAATGTAACCAGAAAAGTAATGTTTTTGGGTTAGTTCTCTGGTACTTCTTTTTCATCTAATCCAAGGAATATCTTATTGTTTCTTCTCCTACAAATCTCATGTTCGAAATGTTCTGTAATCTCAGTGCCACAAGCTAAATGAATATATTTACAAACTCCATAATCTGAAATACCTATAATTAATCTCAGATGTTGTTCAGGATCACTTTTTAAATAAACATAATCATCTATTTTAAATTCCTTTTTGGGATTTGCCATTATTTAACCTCCCCATTAATTATTTTTTTATTATGAACTGTAAAGTCTCCTGATTTGTCCGTTTCAACAAAAGCAAAACCAAGATTGTAGGAATTATTTGGATTATAGTCTGGATCCAAATCAGAGAGGCACCCAATTGACCATCCACCATTAATCTTTTTATTTATATTTGGCTCTGTATATTCTGAGGTTCTATGAACATGAGAAACCAGGATATTGTCTTTCGCCTTTAAGAAATAAGACCTCGCAGGAAACACGCCACCTGACCCATAAAACTCATGACCATGCCTAATATTTAATTTACCCGCTTTAGTACCCCTATTATTATCAATTAGAATAATTTGAAGTTCTGCAAGCCCAAAAATACTATACATAGAAAATTCTTCTATATCTAATAACTCAGGAGCCTTAGCCAGCATATACTTATCCCATCTATGACAGTGATTACCTTTATACCAAATTATTATCGCTTTGGGATATTTATACCTAATATATTTAAGTATCTGCTTTACACAATCAATCTCAAATTTCGCACCTCGCTTTCTTGGATCCTTTTCAAACCTGGAAAGCTGATAGAAATCTATTAAATCACCGTTAATCAAAACCGTATTAGCTCCATGATCTACTCCATAATTTAAGGCTAATTCTAAGGCTTCGGGATCGTGATAAGGGGCGTGTATGTCTGAAATAATTAAAATCTTATTACACTGAGTTGGGAATATATAGGTTTCTTTGTTTTCTTTTTCTGATTTGGGGAGTGTTGGAGGGGCTGGCTTCTGATCGTAGAACTTTTTTTCTGTCATTTTATCCCTTGCATGCTTACCACATTTACCCCTATATGTTCTTATTACTGTTCTTACTGTTTCTATAGTAGAAAATACTTCCTTGTTCTCTAGGTATATCTTTCTAGCTAGTGTTAAGCTTGGAACTTTAGGGAACCGTTCTAAATATTCTTTTACAATGGTTCCACTCAGTTGAACTGATCCCATAATCTAAAGTTTTAATCTTTTCTTAATTCCCACGCTATGAAAATTATTAAGCACATCGTAATTATATGAATAAGCATAACCTTTTTTGTCTATGTATTCTATCTCAGGTGCAAACCTTATCATCCATATAGTAGGACACATCCCAGCCTCAGCACCAATAAAAAACCCTCTCTGAGGGGTAGGTACTTTAATTATATTTGTGATTGTAACTTTTACGCTATCTATTATTCGAAGGGGAACTTTTAACCGATAAGAAATTTGCTTTGATTCAATTGTACCGTCTACCGTATCAGTCACCACAATAGCCACCTCGTTATTTACTAAGCTATCTTTATACACCGTCCAGGTTCTTCCAGGCTTTAATAAATTAGGGTATCTTTTAATAGGTTTAGGTTTGATGGTTTTGGTAACGACTTTAAGAGTATCACCCCAAATAGTATCGCGCTTAGTTACTGTTACAGTATCGCTTTTTACTTCTGGGCATGGAGTATGTGTACACTCATTAAGAGCGAACCCTATAATTATTCCTATACCTATCCAAAGTAGAATTTTAAGCCTCTCCATCTTTTATAAAGGTCACATCAGTAAAATTATAATTGTAATTAAAGTCAGGATTATTTTCTACGTACCTTAATAGATATGCTTTAGCCTCTGAGGTAAACTGAAACATTCTAGGTACATTAATTACCTCTAAAGAAAGTATCTTCCCATCCAGTGAGAATGTAGAATTAACGTTATCCTTCATTAGTGTTATTATGTACATTATGCTGCTTTCTTAGTTACGATCGTGATATACTCGTTTGCAGCTGCTCCAATGCAGAGCGTTGCAATACCTACCCATTTGTGATCTGTAATTAAAGCACTCATTCCAATGGTTCCGGTAACACCTTTAACCCACATAGCAATCATTAGCAGGTTAACTTTTTTCTTTTCTGTCATACAATTCTTATAAACCCTATACAACTTTTAATATCTCTTACTCTTCTGCAAACCTCGTATCCTTCTCGCGATCCGGTATCGTTTGTATTCCCCTCGATGGTAAATATCTTATCGCCTTGGACCTTCTCAACGATTCCTGTATGCCCTAATCCTTTGCCGTGATCCTGTATAAAAATATCACCTGCTAAAGGCTCTGAGTGCTTATAAATTTTATTAATCTTATTCCATTGCATCATACATCCTCCTGTTTTTACAAGTGGATTTGCCATTGCAGATTTTTTAACACACCAATAAACAAAGGCCATACACCAGCTGGCCGGGAAGTTTATTCCTACTGACTTCAAATAACCCTCAACATCTGGCCCCCAATTAGATCCCCTTGGTATTTCCTGTTTATCTATCTGTGAAATTGCTACTTCGATATGTTTCATAAGTCTAAAATATATTCATACTCAATATCAAATTCATAAACTACATGCTTACCATCCTCAATGTATTTTACTACCAGCCACATTATGCCAAATTGATCGATATAGAAATCACTTAGCACCTTTTTTAGGTTTCAAATATTCATTCCATAATCTAAAACATACATAGACAATAGAAAGACATGTGAAAATTGCACCCAATACCTTATCGTAATTAGCAAGAAAGTAAGCACCTGCATTTAAAAGAGTCCATTTTAATACTAAAAATGTGAACCCTGTTTTTTCTTCGTCACTCATGGCTTTGTAATGATTATATTATCAGACACTTTTTCAAGCAATTCTTTTATATGCAGGTAACTTGCTATAACCGCTTTTCTTTGTTGACCGGAAATAGTCAAAGTATCATGTTCAATTACGAAAGCTAGGTTTCCTAAATGCTGTTCTGTTGTTAACCCTTGTTCTGGTTGTACCTGGTTAGCTGGTTTCTTCTTTTCGTTTTTTAAGCTCATAAAAAATTAAACGTTTGGTAATTCACTCACTATTAAATTTTGCCCTGCTGTTAAAAATGCCGCTATTAAAGGCTCTGCAAATCTTGATGAAGGTATTACGATTATAGCTTGGTCATATTTAAATAACTCCACATTAGACGCATTCAAAGCCCAAATTTCATAATTGATATTTATAGTATCAGAATTTGAATCATAGTTCTGCCCTGTAAACTTGTACCTTTTTTTGTCTACTGTGATATTTGTTATATCAATATCCTTTTTAATGTTTGCCATATCTTTATGCTAGTTTTCCCATATTTCTTAATGCCTTAACTACCTGACCCATTGTGTAACCATCCCAAGTTGCGGTGTCGTTTAATATGCCTGAAGTGTTTGCTACAAATGTAGATGCTGCAATTGCGGTAGTAGGTTGTACAATTGGAGTAGCATTCCACCATCCTTGCTTCTGACTTGTTGCTGTTCCGTGTTTTGTTCCCGTTGTAGTATCAAATACAAAGTTTACTGCGTCCGTTAATGTAACTGCTGTAGATCCTACCTGAACAATAATAGCATTAGCAACCGCAAGCCTTAAAGTCTGTCCGGTAATTCCGTTTAATGTTGTTACACCTGCATTGGATTGCTTTAGAGCATAAACCGTAGATCCTGATTGATCGAAATGTGAAATATGCATCACATCAGAAGTAACACTGTGTATTCTAGTTCTTCCTAGAATAGTCGTAACATCCGTATCACTTGCAACTGTTAAAGTAGATCCTGCAGCAACCGTAACCGCTCCTGCATTCCATATACCAGCCGTAATAGTTCCTACCGTTGCAATGTCAGTACCTACTAACTTTGAGGCCGCAATTGAACCAGCTAAATCAGCGTTAAGAATCGCACCCGTCAAAGAAAGCTTTGAATATGCTATACTCCCTGCCAACATAGCATTAGTAACCACACCATTGTCTATTGTCCAAACAGTACCTGAAGAAGAAACTGTAATATCTCCTTTGTCTCCGTCACTTAATCCCCCACCTGCTCCCCAGCTTAATCCACCTGATCCATCATTAGTTAATACCCCTGATCCGTTCGCTAAAGAAGTTACTTGTTTCGAAGCATTAAGATAAACTACTGTTGAGGCTGTTAAAGAACTAAATGTAGTAGTGCCAGTTAAAGTCTCATTGTTTACACCTGCAATCGTAATATCTTTATCTGGGAATGTCGCTGTTCTTGTGGCGGTAAGCGAACCTGCATTCATTTGTGCGAATTGCCCTGTAGAACCCGAAAACTTCAACCCTGTGTTTCTTGATAAAAAATCAATAATAACAAATCCATTTTCATCATATAATGCCCTGGTAGTTCCATTTAATAAAATATCGCCCGTACCATTAGATAAAGAGGCCATGCCCGTAATATTATTACCTCCTAAATTAAAGCCACTTGTCATTGCTCTCGATCCGTCTAATGGAAGGAGGAGTAAATCTTGGTCGTTAACATATTTTTTATGAGTAAAATGCTTGTTATCGCTAATTGCTAACTCAGAAGTATATCCGGTGGGTGCTTGAATAACTAATCCACCATCTACGATATTCAGTGTGCTATCAATAATGTTAGTACGCAATGAGTTATCAAGAGGAGGCGTTATATCTCTATTCCCGTTAACAACTATAACGGAGTTTGTTTCTGCTTTTAATTGAGTTACTGTTTTTATTGACATATCAAATCGAAACAAGAAAAACTACCTGAAACAACAATACTATAATCTATAGCGATATACATATATTCGTATCTAAAGAAGGGCTCCATTCCTTCGTACTCTTCATTGAATATTGTATCTCTATTGATGATTAAATTTTCTACTTCAAAACTTACTGAGTCAACTCTTAAAGATTGTCTTAATGCCTTGTTATTGGTTTCTCCAATTACACTTAAGAAATCTTGAGCAACTTTAGACTCCAGGTAAGCATCGTTATTAATGCCTATCAGATCCTTTTTAATTACCGCAACTGTTCTAATAGGAAAAGTTCTTTGATAAAAAGGATCACAACTTACAGTTTGCTCTTCGTCGGCTTCCTCGGTTGATATATTCCCGGTTAATCTATGGTAAACAGAACCTTTATACTTATCAAAATCGCTTACCTGTTTGTATTCATTCTTGCAATACTCAGCCGGAAACGTTTTCCCGTCTTTAGTAATTAACTCACATAATCCATAGGTCTTTTCAAATAATGAAAGTGTCCCTATCTTTGTGTTTATATGTGTGATAATTGTATCCAGCATTATCTTAAAATTTCCAGTGCTTCAAAATGTGCTATATCGATAAAGTTTTCTCTCTCTGATTTATTCAATTGGAAATAAGTATTATTAGCTTCAATCTTTACCTTATTAGCTTCATTGGTTACTGTACTCACATATTTTAAATTGTCAAGCTTAACTACTCCCTTTGCAAAATCACTCTGTAAAATTCCAAATAAATTAAGGTTAACGAATCCCGTCTCCCTTCCTATACTTTGTCTGAAATCTTTATAAGAATCAAAGTATCCTGTTTTGTGATCCTTGCCGTTCTTAAACTTTGTTTTTCCGTCCTTCCCTTTCTTTGGAAAGTTCTTAGGTGAATTTTTAGGATTCACATAAAGCGGATCACTATCATTATATTTATGCTTACTTCCATTTGCTGCTTTCCCATCTTCGAAAATCCTTTCAACCATTTTAACATGAGTATCTTGAGCCGCAATTGCAATAGGTTTCCCAGTTGCTAATTGTGCTAACTTTGCGTGCTGCTTTGCTATGTACTCCTCCGTTGTCATGGAATAGAAACTCCTTTTTTAATTCTTGAATTACATCTAAAACAAACATCATTCGGTAAAGACATATTATTTAAGATACCAGACATAGAAGCCAAGAACTCTGCCTCATACTCATCCCTCAGACTTTCGTTTGTGCCTCTATCTATATTGATTACTGAATTGTGTCTACGTGAAGCAATAAGCTCTTTCATTATCTCAGAACCCGTCTTATAAAGCATAGGCCATGCAAGAATGCTTGCCATGTTACAAATGAAAGGTTCTACTGAGCAATTCAATGAATACTCAAAACTCAATCCGTTAGTGCCTGTATTGCTTTCGATATTAGAATCTATTATTTGCCCTGAATCTGAAATGGATACCCCGGAAAAGGAGATATATTTATTAGAGTAATTCCCGTTAGTACAAGAATAGCAGTTTGCTTTGTTTAGCTCGGTCTTATAAGTGTCTGCCTCACTTGCGTCTACTCCGATAAATAAATCTAATTTCTGTTTATTGGTTTGGTATCCTTTATTAACTGTAACCGCAATTGGAGTCTTTGCGACTGTTGTAATGTCGAACTCATCCAACTTGGTATCGGTCATTAAATCATACACATAAATCTTTGTAGTAATAGCAGAAGCGTATTTCAGCCATAGCCTACTAATAAAGAACTCCATGTATGGGTATTGAGTAATTTTAACTCTTATACCTTTTAACTTACCAGACTCAGCCGTAACTATCTCTAAGTTCTCTTTATAGTACCCTATAGAATCATTTTGGATGACACTATTAGATCTTATCTTATCTGCTAATTGATTTCTTACATGAGACACGATTGCATTTTGTGCATGTGTCATTCTATTCTGGATCATAGTTAACCCTGAAATAGTTTCCTCATCTGTAGCAAAGTTTGCCACTGACAAAGTTATCCCAGGTAGATCCTGAATATATAAACCGCTTGTTGGAGTTTCCTCATTACAAGCTTTATGAATACCTATAAGATTATCGAAGCAGTCCATATAAATAAACCCTCTCACTTTTTACATGAGAGGGTTATATCTGATTTAAGCAGGGTTAGAAATAGCAAACTCATTAACGAATGTTACGTTTTGATGTGAGTGTCCAACTGGATACATGTCAGTAGGCAAGCCAACTAATTTGTGAGCAAGTTTTATATTCACAGAAATATTACCGCAATCGTTTTTCAACTGGAAGTCAAACTTTCTGCCAGTTTTAGGATTAACAATAACATCTTGTTTGTAAGCACCATCGTTAACAGTATTCAAAGAACCTTCAAACTCTAAGTAAGTAAGCAATTGAACCGCGCCTGGAGCTAACATTAAGAAGTTCTCAGAACCTAAAGCAGTCTTAACTTTTTTATCTGCAATGAAAACAGCATCATTAGAAGCTGCGAATTGACCGTAATCAATTCCCTCAGCTGCGATAGATCCAGCGTAAAGCTTCTTGAAGTATTTAAGAATCTCACCGTACCCGAATACAAAAGGCTTGTTACCGTATCCTGCGTCCATTGCAGAGAAGATAATCTCTGATATTGCATCAATGTCGAAATCACCGCCAGCAGCAGCTGATTTTTTTGTTGAAATTGTTTTAACGTTAGCCGCAACATCATTGTCGCCATCTCCAAACGCACCAGTTAAAAGAGCTAGTTGAGTTGCGTTATCTGTTCCGATTTTTTTCTCCATTGCGTCCATCATGGCTTGGATTCTTTGAGCAAACCAAACAGAGTTGTCTTTGCACATATATGCAAGTTCAGCAATAGTGAACTTTCTATTGATTGCAGATCCTACTGCTGGATCGATTTCATAAGTGTGAGAGATTTGACCATCTTCGTTAGAAGATACGCAAAGCTTTGTTGCGTCATCGCTAACAGATGATTCTGCGATTGGAGGAGTGTAAACAAGTTGAACTTGTTTAAGTTTCCCGTTACCTCCTGCTACTTGGTTTTGAAGAAAACCGTTTGTGTTCATTCCTGAACTTACAAAGTCAGTGAACCCTTGAACGTCTTTTGCGCCAAGTGGATCGAACTGAACAAATTGAGTGTTCAAATCTTCTTGGATCTGAGGACACGCTATAATATCATTTACTGATTGTGACATAATAAAATTGATTTTTATCTAACTCCTCGATTCAATGCCTCTTGGAATAAGCAACTTGTGTAATCAAAATATTATGCCCTTTGATGAGGCAACTTACTATTGCGTAGTTATTAGTAATTATCCTTGTGAATTAGCCTTTAGCTTCTCAGCGTGGCTCAATGCATTAGGATGTATTTTTCTTCCTGTGTTAG